TCAGACTTTATCTTACCCGACAAACGTGGGTTATATCCATCACTCATTTTAGATGCTAATGACTTTTGCAAATCAGTTTGTAACTTAATACCGAACTCGATTAATATTTCATCAACTTTCTTATCTATTGCCATTTAGTGCGATTTCAAATTTTCCCTTATCCTTTAAATAACTTATCTTGTTTAAAAATCTTGTGACATTCCACATGTACACATCGTCCCAGGTTATCCTTTCGTTTTGTGCGCATTGGTCGATGTTGTATTCCCATCCCCAGTGTTCAAGAAATCCTGAAACTCTTTGTCGGTCTGTATCTCCGTTTGAAACGCTTGTATCTGTTTCAAATGACTCTCCAAATATTCCTGAATATGTTTCTCGCATTTCAAATAATAGTTTCTGAAAAAAAAAACAGTACCCAACACTTCGCCCACCTTTTTATCTAAGAAAGCCTTTGATATTTCTTTGTGTTTATCCGGGTTGTAAGGCTTATAAATAACCGCTAACAACTCATTTATCGGTGCGTTGTTTTTATGCAAAGAATAAAAGTCAACTAACTGATTAACTCCGATTTCGTTTAAGTCAGTACATGCCTTATAGAACTTCAATCCTATCCTTGTTTTATCCCTAAATTTAATTTGATTAGGAATGTGATCTAAGAATTTAATTTTATCGAAAGCAGTTAATGGTAAATTCTCAACCTCTGATTCTTTCTTATCCAAAACAATAGCTAGTTTCTTAATCTTCTTTTCAATTTCAGATATTTCTAACTTATCAACTTCTAATAAGTCAATGTATTGCTTTATGGTTAAATCTTCAAATTTCATCTTTATTAAGTATTATTTGTTTATTCCAATGATATGGCTGAGCTTTTATTTAATCTATTTAAGGCCACATATCTAATAGCATCAATGCTATGGTTATAAGTATCAATTGGCTTCCCTGTATAGTTGCCATCCTTATCAGTTGCCCATCTGTAATTCCTAAATTCTTTAATAACATTAACGCTATTTTTAGTTATGTTAATTTTGAACTGTTGCAAAGTGTCAATGGAATTTCTAATACTATCGGCGCCTTTATTTGCTGGTAAAATATTACGATACCCACCCCTATTTATATCCTCAATGCTTTTAGGCTCTGCGCTATCAGCTATTATATCAACATATTTATTTATATTTAATTCATTCATTCTAACTATTATATCAGCGTTGGTTAACCCTGTTTGATATATCAACTCATTTATAAATAATTCTCCATTGTATCGGTATACTTCGATTAATGTTGTCGGGTCAATAGAGAATCCCCAGTCCATTCCATAAGCTATTAACTCAGCATTTGTAGGCACTTCATCGCATTGCTCAAAATCAAATATAGTACCCTGTAAACTACCTATATTACCTAAACCATACACATTCCACCAGTTAGCCCAATAGCTCGATGTTTCTGCTTTCTCCTTTGCTTTCTCTATTTCTTTTACTATTGACAAATCAAGGGCTTCATTATCCTTGTAAGTTAGCACAATGAAATCAGTATCAGCATCATTGATTAATTCTGTATCTACCCAAAATTCAGCAACAGGATTATAATCTAAATAAATAAATCTACGTGTTCTAATAGCTAACTGATAATAGGCTTCCCAGGTTATGTTATTGCACTCATTAACAAAAAGCACGTCACGTCTCGCACCCCTTAATTTACTTTCGCTATCTGCACTAAAGAACTCAATATAAGCACCGTTACTAAATGTATAAACCAATGTTGACTTGTTGAAATTGTCAGGCTGATACATTCCTATCATTTCCATTATTTTAAGGAAGTCACGCAAGGCGCCACGCTTTAAATGTGGTATAGTTTCAGCTACTATTGATATTTCGGCTCTTGGATTTTTAACAGCATAATCAATAAGAAAAGGAATAATAGTAAACGTCTTACTTGCAGACGTTCCGCCCCTCACTATCCTTACACGTTTGCGAAGTTTAGATATTTTCGCCTGAGCTGTTGTCCTTTGTAACATTAATATCTATACCATTAAATATAGGCTTTTCACTTATTGTTTGATTAACTGTTTGTGTCGGTACACCGTGCACTCGACTTATAAGAGTTTCTAAAGAATATAAAGTTCCTTTCTCCAAACTTTTACGCATAGCATTTGCAATTGTACGTTCTAAAATAGTAGCGTGTTCGTCTTTAAATATATCGGCTAACTCATTTAAAGTCATAGCCATCATGTTCTCGATTGTTTGGTTTATATCCTGCTTGTTATAACCCATATCTTTTAATTGACAAACGAATTTACGAGGGCGTCCGTTTGGGTTTCCGCTCTGTCCTTTTTTCCAACTAAATGGTAAAATATTTTCTTTATTGCCTTCCATTGTGTTTATTTTAATTCAAAACTTGCTGTTATTCTATTCTTTGAAGTCGTGCCTTCTAATACGCCTTTTTTACTTTCTGAAACTCTTCCATATCTAACGCAATCCCATTGTTTTGATTTTTTTAATGCAAATATTAAACTAGGTGCGGATGTCATTATATTAAATCTTTGTTGTTCTTTTTTATATATTCTGCCTATTTCATTAAGTAATCTTAATCCTATTCCTATTCCTTGATAATCAGGTAAAATTACTAATCGGTGTACTTTCTTCATATTCTTAACCTTTGGATGTGGAAAATGCAGCACACTTATAAAACCCGCTATTTCATTATTAACGGTTGCTATAAATACATTTGCGGCATTGTTATGTGAGTGACTTAAATAGTGGTGCTTAGCAAACATTTTCCATATTGTTTTATCTCTTGTATTGTATATTTCAAATTTAATTTCTGGTCTATTTTTTTTTTGCCCTTCAAATGATTGAAAGGTCATTGTATCAGTATTAAATATCCAATCAGGTAATAACCAATCTTGTACATCAAAATGGCAAGTAACTGCAATAAATTGTTTATCAGTTTTTCTAATTGCTTTCTGCATAGCAAAAGAACCTATTTGAGCTACATTTCTATCTACTACACTTGTAAATTCATCAAATACAAAAAACTTTTGTTCTTCTAATATGGCACGAGCTAAATCAACTCTCATTTTTTGACCATTACTTAAAACTGAATAAGGTTTTAACCAACTTGGTGGACTTGAAAAACCAACAGAATTAAATGCAGATGTTATTTGTTCAACTGAACATTCTTTTGGCATGTCATCTAATACAGTTTCTGCTTCATAATTATAAGAAGTTATATAAGCATTTTCAAATAATTGTTTTGCTATTGTAGTTTTACCAGTTCCACTTTTACCAACTATTAAACCTATTTGCCATTCATTAGGAATATTAATATCACCTTTAAAATGCTCAATAATATTTTCAGATTGTAAATCAAATTTACCAATTACTGAAGCAACTCTAAATGTTTTAGTTGGCTTAACTTGTTTTATAATGTCAAAAGTCGGCATTCGTATCCTTGCTCTATTAATTTATTATATACATTTTCTTGATGTTCCTCATCTTTACAAGTTATTTCAATTCTATATAAATTTTCTATTTCACTTGATAAATCCTTTAATTCATTTTCAGCATCTTTAAAAATAGGTATATCTAAACCCCATGCATCAAGTTGTAATTCGTCCCATTCATTAGCTAACATATTAAAATCCCACTCGCCACCGCTTACATTATCCTTAATAAGAAATTCCCGTTGTTTTTCAGCTGATAAGCCACTTACTTTTATAATCGATACTTCCTTTAACCCAGCTTCTTTACATGCCTTAAAACGCATATTTCCGCCTAAAATAATCATGTCATCATTAACCACTATCGGTCTTATTTCTAACATTTCGGGAAAGTCTTTAATTGACTGTACCAACTTCGCAAACTTATCATCCTTAATTAATCTCGGATTGTTTGGATTAAGTTTAATTTTGTTTATGTTAATTTTTTCTGTCTTCATTCCAAAAGTTTATGTGTTCGTATTCGTCCTGCATTATTTATCTATTTGTTTTAATTTACGTTGCGCCCATTCGATACCAGCGTCACCGCCCCAAGCTAGCCACATTAATCGTCCACATCCATCACCTAACTCTTTTTGCGAGTTTTGTCTATGTCTTTCGAATGCCGCCATGCGTGCTATCGTGTCTCTCGAGATGGGTCGATTTGATGCAAGGTCGTTGGCTCTTTTTTTTCCAACCATTGTGCCACAGCTTCCCCATCCGTTTTCTTCAGCCCATCTCAGAGCTATTTTAGCATTCTCACTTGCTTGTTTAGGGTAATCGGTATATGACTCAGCTTCATATTCAACAAAGAAAGACTTACAAACGGCATAGCGTTCGTTATAGTCACTATGTTTAGTTTTCATTTCACTATCAGACATACATCGTTTAATGTATTCTTTTTCTCTTTCGTATGGCTTTGGCTTTGGCATTAATTTAAAAATATTATTATGTTACTCAGTTGTCCTTTCAATAATTGTATCTCACACCTTTCTTTGCAAAGATACAACATGTTACCATAAATTATTAGCTTTGGCATATAAGTAAATTTTATCAAAGACATTATTTTTACCACAAGTGAAACATTGTTTTCTATTTACTTTCGTTCCTGTAATTTGTTCATACTCATTGATAATGTTCATCGCTGTTTTATTAGAAATATCAGGTTTATTACCATAAGCCACAATACCTAAAATAAACTCCTTATTATTCTTTATAAAGCTCATAGTGTCTAATAATTTCGTCAATGGCTTCAGATAGTATCTTCGGGTCAGTCATCTCAATATCAGCTCCCTTTCTCCATTTATTATGGTGTTTTAATACTTGTATGGCTTCAATGATTGTCATCTAATAAATATTTACGTTACTAACTATCTTGTTTATTAACTTCTTTCTGTTTAATCGGATTGTATGGTAACTCATGTCAAGGTCCTTTGATAGTTCTTTAAGTGTCTTATCATTTGTCGATTCGAATAATACATAAACGTCTGTCTCTTTAATTGTGCTATCTTTCTCAATGTATTTAATCACTTTATCAAAATCTTCGTCAATCTTATGGTTATATTCGCTATGAGTTATGTTGGCCCCATCGAACTGTCCGAACTTCGAGGACATTTCAAACAATACATTATCCTTTCCATTCAGATTATAGTTTCGGGCCTGACTGTTAGACTTACCAAACATAACAGTAAACGCAAAAGCCTTTAGATTATTTATTCTGTCAAACTTTTCATCAGGCATTTCAAGTAAATAGATGAATGTTTCCTGTAACAAATCATTATAAATGTCCCTATTATTGCAGAGCTTCCGAGCGTTGTTAGTTAACGCTGTATCTCTGAATAATATTTCGATTTGTTTGTATTTATTCACTTTACTAAAGTAATATAAAAGTTAAAAAAGTCATCAAAATTTTTA